ATATTAATGGAGACAAAAGAAGAACTAGTCGAACATATCAAAGAATGGATAAAATTAGATACAGATATTTCAAAATTAAGGTCTGAAATAAAGGAAAGAAATAACAAAAAGAAACAATTATCTGAAAAACTAATGGAAACAATGAAAAAGAATAGTATCGATTGTTTTGATATTAATGGAGGCGCTATTATTTATAAAAAGAGTGTTGTTAAAACACCTATTAATGCCAAAACTTTGATGCTTTCATTACAAGATTATTATAAGGACAACGCAGAAATGGCAGAAACACTTGCCACACATATTTTAAATTCTCGTGGCGAAAAAATAAGAGAATCAATTGGAAGAAAAGTTTATAAATAAAAACAACATAAATATATTATTTGTTAAAGATATAAATAATATATATTCTAGATGAGTTTTAGAAATTCAGATAGAAGTAACTCTATAACAAGTAGTAGTATTAGTGATGATGGCAGTGATGATGCCAATGAATATTATTATGATGAATTCGATGAATATATGAAAAAAATTAGTAATGAAACTTTTACAAAAATTAATACTCACATAATTGAAGATGACATTGTAAAATTATACAATTATTATTTCATTGACAATTTACCTAAAAAATTATCTTCATCACATATTATAGAAAATGTTGTATTATGTCTATATAATATAAACATAGATGGTCAACAACCTTTTATAGAATATTTTATGAATTTTGATAGCAACAAAGGCAAATTGATTTTTCCTACGATACAATTTATTTCTACAGAAAATTGTTCAAAACATTTAAAACATTATTTTAATACATCAATTGATTGTGTTTATAAAGGTTTTGTAGATTTTGAAAATAATTACTATTTATTTTTTACATTTACCGACAATTCATTTTCAAAAGAGAGAAATAAACTTTTTGACAAAAATAATTGTTTTGTAACGACAGAAGAATTACTGAATAGACAAAAAATCTATGATATTGAAATTGACGAAGTTTGTAGTCGATTTTTCAATAATTATAAAGAATTGTGTATACTATATAATAACAGTTTTAATAAAACTTATGAAATACCGTCAACTGGGTATATTTTAAGAGAGAAAAAAGACATAGAATTCACTTCTGTTTTTGGTCAATTGAGAGAAAATAAAGACAACATTTTAGGACCTTATTATTATTTTAATGATTATGATAATTGTTTAAAACGTGCTTTGAATAGTAAAAAATCATATGGAATAGTGAGAAATATAATGTTTTTAGGAACAACAAAAGTTTTAATGAATAATATAAATGATAGTGTCATAATTTCTCAATATAAAATTGATTATCTTAAAAGAAACAACTTGAATAAAATTGTTTTGAATAGATTAACAGATTATGAAGGATTATGGACAAATGACAATGATAGCATATATATTGGTAATATTGATTTGGACGATGGTTCAAAATTTACAGAAGGTCCTTTATGGGTAGTGAAAAATTATGATCAATTTGTTTCATTAGATTACAAAATTATATAGATATTATATATAAATCATGTCAACAGGAAAGGGAATTGCAATGTTGGGAATTTCTTTAATATTAATATATGCTGTTACTAGAATACTTAATTTTTATGGTGTAGGAACAGAAGTGTATGGTATTTATTTGGTGTTTTATTTATTTATGTTATTAACTATTTTCATTTTACCAAACAATCCACCTACTATATAACAATAATTACATTTATAATAGTTATTGTTATAATACCTAATTGTTAGAAATAACTAATTCAAAACCTGTTTCATTTTTCGATAATTTCCATTTTTCACACATATTTTTGATCAATTCAACATCTAATGTTTCTTTAAGATTATCAATTATTTCTTCTTCTAATGGTTCTCTGTCATTAACATTTTTGAATTGCGTAATAAAATTATTGAATAAATTGTTATTATATTCCTCTAATTTTTTATTTTTCAAATCTTTTAATTGTGTTATTTGTATTCTTTCTTGAAATTTTTTGGCATTATTTTCATCTTCGTGACAATACCAGTCATTACGTGCGTCTTTTGTAGGAATAAGAGTATCACAAATTTCTGGTTTAAAAATATCATTATAATTACTAGTAATTTCGAAGTGTTTTTTGAATTCAGAAATAATATTATCTGGTATTATTGGACTTGTTTCCATTAGGCGATCAAATTCTTCTTTATTGATTTTTATCATTTGAATAACATTCATTCTCTCGTTTGGATGTTTGGCAAGTTCTATTTTAATATTTCTGTAAAATTTATCCCAAGCAATATTACTCACTCTATGTGCTTCATTTAATTGTGTTATTTTAAGAAATTGTTGTATTGTTGTAATAATACCAGCAAATAAGTTAACACCTCCAACAATCATAGAAAAATAACTTCTATATTCTAATGGTACACGTTCTTGAGCAAAATTAGCAGTTCCAGTTAATGTAGACATAATAATGACAGGAATAGTGTACCATGTGTTTAATTTTGAGTAAAGAACATGCGAACGCGCGTGCAACCATCTATAACACATTGCTTTATCTGCCCATTCAACTAAAATTTTCTCATGATCAACAGACCATTCAACATTATCTACCATTTTTGATTCGCTGATTGGTGTGAAATTTTCATCTATGTTTAATAATTCATTAGACATTATATAATAAATAAATAGAATATATTTTATAGAAATATTTATTATATGAATAATTATTAATGGATATAACATTAAATACATTAAAACGAAATTTTAATGAATTGATTGAATTGAAATATACAATAATGAGTTTGTTTGATGATTTAGGGTTAAAAACGAATGTTCTAAAAAAGATGTATACAGATTTGATAAAAACAAATCAAGAACAAGTATTTATATTTAGTTTAGATTCTTTTCATTTTCAAAATAGGTATATTGACATAGAGTATGAAGATTTAAAGAGATTATTTAACGCATTAAATAACCGTATTTATTGTGATTATTATAAATTATGTAAATTGATTATTAATTATATGATTGAAAATATACCAGAAATAAAAACAGTTGAGATTTCTAAATTAGATATGTTTCCACAATATAAAGATCTAGAACCTTTTAAGAAATATGATGTCAAATGTGTTCAAGATGTTCACGAAAATGTAATAACTTTATTGTCTTCTATAAATGATTATGTAGTTGTTAAACAAGATATATTAAATGTATATAGGAAGAAGAGAGAAACTGGTTTGAATATTGATAATTTCATAATAAGTTTTAATTATAATATATTTGTTGTTAATGAAAAATTAAATACTTTCACAGATTATTTGAGTTTTTTCCATAGACTTCATATTAAGTATTTAAAAAGATTAACAAAAAAAGTTAAAGTAATGTATACTGAGATAACAAGTGATATAAAATTTGAGAATGTATTAGAAAAAAATAAGAAAAATTTGGACTACATAAGTGATGAGGATGTAAATGAAAATGTTAATGAAACATTTGATGAAGATATTATTGTTGATGACAAACAGATAACTATTAATAACGACACAACTGTTTTAAATAAAAATAATATATCGGACATTTCACCAGAACATATGGAAATTGAAACTAGTGTTAAAAAAGATATAGAAGATTGTATAAGCGAAGATAGTGATCATTCAAATATTATTTTGAGAGAACAAGTATTTTCAGATATTGGAATAAAAGATAAAACACAAGACAATACACAAATAAATATTATAAATGAAGAATTTATAATGGATGAAATACATGATTTAGTAACTCAGATCGAACATTACGAAAAAAAAAGTCACTTGTAAATTCGAGAATAAAAAGAAAAGAAAGACGCAGGAGATATAAAATTCGCCTCCGTAGAAGAGAGAAAAATTGAAATTAAAGTGGAAACCCCATAAAATATATGGTATTCTCTTTAAGTTGTTTTAACACAATATATAAAAAAATTGAACTTAAAGATTAATTAATATATATTATAACAGATTTAGAGATAATATATACATCATGGAAAAGAGAATTAATAAACTCGTCGAAAGTTATTTAACCACATTCAAAGACAGAATAAGAGAACAAGCAATACAATTAGGTCTTACAACCCAAGATAATATCAACAACTCTTCTTATGTAAATAAATCAATACAATTAATACAATATATTTATGATTATGAACGCCTTGTCTTAAATAAAGATGACTTTTCTAAAAGAAAACGTGTGAAAAATGTTGTGCCATTTAACGATAGATGTTGTGCTAAACGTGCAACTAATGAACAATGTACTAGAAGAAAAAAAGAAGGTAGTTGTTATTGTGGTACACATCTTAAAGGAACACCTCATGGAATTGTTGATCTTCAAAATGATACACAACCAACTACACAAAAAGTAGAAGTTTGGGCACAAGACATTCAGGGTATTATCTATTATATTGATAAATTTGGTAACGTTTATGAAGCAGAAGAAGTTATATTAAATAAAGTAGACCCCAAAATTATCGGAAAATATAGCAAAAATAACAACAAATATGCTATTAGTTTTATATAAATTTTATATTTATAATATTTAGTGTGTATTATTTTATAATTAATTTTATTTTAATTATTTATAAACTAATCATAAATGGATGAAACCTCTATAAAAATTTTGACCAATGTTGGTATTTTTTTTGAGAAAATAGATGACTTAAATGGTATTATCATTCAAAGAGACATACTTATTTCTGATACTAAATATGACGAAGTAAAAAAATTAATACCGAATTTAAAAGAAACTTTGAAATCTAGTATATTTACTAGTGTTCAAAAAACAGCAAATGAAACACAAAAATGGCCTTTACTTAATCTTGTTCGTCAAATATTTCATAAATATGGTTTTAACATGGAACCTATTAGAAAATCTGATGGATACACAGAAGAAGGAAAAAAGAAATACATACGATTTTTCAGAATAGACAAAATTAAATTAGATAATAATACATATGATAATAGTAATAATTCAGTTGTAAACGATGTTTGTTAACCATACAATTTATTTATGAATTAATAGTTACTTTTCTTATTTCTTGTTTTTCTACCCTTTTTCTTTTTTATATTTTTTTTGCGTTTTATCGTTTTTCCTCCTGTTTTTATACTAATTGGTTTATTCATTTTTGACATTTTATCACTCAACATTTTATATGGCGAACCTGTTATCATTTTTTTTATTGGTCGTTTTTTTAAAAGTATTTTATCAATTTTGTTATTAACTGCTATAATACTCTTTAAACCATATCCAATACTATCAAAACATTTGTCAATTAATGTTTCATATTCATATGTTTTCCTAGTATTTTTACCACCAACATTTGCATATACTTTTTCTGGTTCTCTCATATGTCCTGTGTTAAATATTCTTTCTATAATATAATCTTCTGTTAGAGGTAGAGATAATGGAAAATTGTCTTCTATTGCGTTTCTTTTTAAATTTTCTATAGCATTTCTTCTTGATATTAAAATACCCCTCATTTCATCATAATCTTTTTCTGATATATCTTCTTGTATAAATACTACATTCGGACCACATTGACTGCATAAATATTTACCAACAAACCATCCATAATAACGAGGATGAAAATAGTCCATATCAGAACCATCATTACGCATTGTATTGAATATAATATTAAGACACTCATTAATTTTGTAATCAAAAACACTTTGATCAATAGTATCTAGTTTTTTAGTAATTTCTCTCATATTTTCCTGTATATCACCTAAATCATATGGCATTATTTTATTAGCATAACCAAAATCTATTATAATAACCTTTCCTTTGTCTATCTTTTTAATTTCACCACCTTTCATTTCTTCTTTTTTTGGAGATGGCGATGGGGTTGACATATTGTCACTATCATAACCAAATATGCTCATATCTTCAAATGATGATGCAATATTTTTATTAATATTATTATCGTTGTTATCAATATTTGGAAAATCAAAATCTTTTGAACTATAATAACCTTCATAATTTTTGTCTACTAATAAATTACCGAAATGATAGTCACCTTGAGTGTAACCAGTTTTTGAAGCAAGTTCTATTAAATCTATTCTGGCCATATTTTTAAAAGTATCAATATTTGTTCTTTTTACTATATTTTCTATTATTTCTTTTGATTCATCATATATATTTTTTAAATCATTATCGTATGCTAATTCTGATAAATGATTAACTTGTGATAAATCTTCCATTTTCAGTTGTAAATTAAAATCTCTATTGATTTCGTTTGTAAATATGTGAAATAATGACTTAAAATTTGTATCTACTAATTCCATAGCAATAAAAGCAATTTTACTATTTGTTGTGTATGGGACATTTGCTATAACACCTTCTTTTTGTCTTACTTTTTTTATTTTTTTTGTATTTAATGCTACATTAATGTCTCGAATAACATTTTTTTTCCCTACAAAATTTCTATCTATTAATTTCATAAACTCTAATGATTTTTCAGTGTCAGAACATATTTCACTAAATACTATAATCGGACATAATGGTTCTAGATATTCGAGTGTTCGTGTTGTCACTAATGTTTGAATTTCTAATTCTTTTTTGAATATTTCAAGTGGTGAGTGGTTCATTTGATTGTCTCCAATAAACCATGCAAACTCAGGATTATTATCATTCTCAACTGTACAATCATCATGTGTTAATACTATTTTAATTACTAATTCGCGCACCTCTTGTCCATAATTTTTTTGTCTAAATGAGTAATATGGTGATTTTTCTGATGGATTAATGACTGCTTTTATAACAACACCTATACTACCAGTTGATAATAATGAAAATGAAGATTTACTCATGAAAACATTAAAAGCATTTTCAAATTCAGAAATATTTTTGTTATAGTTCATTTATATAATAAATATATAAAAAAAAGAAGTATTAGAGGAGGTGAATAAGATGTTAAATAAGATGAAAAAGAGGGAAGAGGAAAAGAAAGATGTAAAAAAGAGAGAGATGAATGATGAATTAAGAGAGATAATAAAGAGTAT